CTTATTCTGATACATCTTCAATTTAAGAGTAGATCCACCTCCACCAAGACTTCCGATGTTATCATCTCCTGAGAACTTGATCTCAACATCTTGGTCATAAGATCCGCTAACTTTGTTTTGACCTAGAGCGTCTGATGGATCTACAACTCTAATCTCAGCGACTGGACCATATGGGTTGAGAATGTCCTCATAAACATTAAATCCAGCCAAAGACACTTTATCAGTGCTGGTTAGATCCATATTACCAACTTTAATTGAAGTTATTTTTATATCACCAGCAGGCATTTTATTCCTTAATCTTCTGTTTAAGACTTTCTACCATATTCTGTTTATAGTCACTATCCAAGATTCTAACAGTCTTGTTATATTCATTTCTTTCAGTTTCGTATTCAAAATACGTAATAGGACTCCAGTATACAACTTCATCGTCTGGTATATTATTAGCAGCGGTTGATACGCTGATGAATTTAGTATTAACCTTACTTTCTGTACCATAGATATAGCTGTTAGAAGTAATAGACACTGAGTTGCTAGTATAATAACTCCCACTAACATGCTGTATTAATATTTCACTATTACTAGACGCAACAAACTGTCCTTTACCCGAATTATAATCATCGAATACAATATCACAGATCTCATCGACCTTGAAGCCTAAACCTTTATCAGTGTAAACAGAAAATGTTGTAGTATTAGCGCCATATGTTATAATCTTGTTAGTAGTTAGAGTCCAATCATTTTTCTTTCTGGTATAACCATTAATTCTATTATTTGTCCCTAGAGTCGGTTCCCAATATTTCTGCATACCAGCAGACATGGCGTTAAATGTACTAACGTCTATATTATCTTGACCAATCCAATTATTTCTATAATACTTAATCTTGGTTTGAGCGTCATAGAAGCTGCCATATTTCTTAACTAGAAAATCTGTAAATTCTCTTTCGCTCATGTACCATTCGTAATATGGATCTACGATATTATTAACAAGATATATTATCCAACTCTTATATTGATCCTCATAATATCTAGCGCTTAGCTGATCTGCTCTCTCGTTTGATGTAATTTCATATGGGTAGAAAACATAAGGATTCTCTGAAACCTTGTCGAGCATAGCAACACGCTTAGTAATATCAACAACTTGATTGTTACTATATGTTATTAATGGAAACTTGTCGAAATATCTTTGTGCCATAAACTTTATCCGTTACATTAGGTCTGGGTCTGTTGATTCCCAAAGCTGGATTTCTTTTAAGTTAAGAGATAGAGTTACCACAGTAGGCGCACCGCTCTTGAAGAAAGATGGACCACCAGAACCTGTAAAGTTAACTTGTACAGAAGTGATAGCACAAGGTTTTAAGGTAAACAAATATTGATTTGGGACGAAACTAACTAAAGCTATTTGTGGGTATTTCATCAAGAATGTGCTTTCTCTTGTTGGAAGAGCAGCCCTCTTGCACTGTTTAATAATTCTTTGTAAAGAATCAGATTCAGATTGAGTGTTTGGTGATAATACCCACTCTAATGTGTGTTCCTTGAATCCTGGTCTTTTGAACATCATGTATTGGAAAGGATTCAAAGCTCTACCAGAAGCGATACCAGCCATTGGAGCAGCAGCTGTAATACCTGCTGTTAATGATGTTCCAAATACTTGACCCAAAGTTCTAGTTACAACGCCTTCTGCGGCACCTTGTGCTGCCTGTGTAGCAGACCACTCTTCCCATATAATGTTCTCAATATCGTTGATTCTTTTTGGCATTGGGAGCTTTATAGACCCACCTAGTGATAATGCACCAGCGCCGCCCGATAAAGAGAAGTCATACAAACCAAACCCAATTCTGGTGTAAAACTGTCTTGTGCCTTGAACCAAATCATTTGGAAAGGCATTATTGTCTTTGTTATATCTTCCAGGTGGTTGTGGAAAGTTTGGCATAGAATCCCCTATAAATACTTTTTTCATTATATTTATTCCGATTACAAACAATGGCTACCTATAAAGGGATTTTTAAACCAAAAAATCCTAGTAAGTATAAAGGCGATCCTACTAACATAATTTACCGTTCAAGATGGGAATTATTGGTTATGAATCGTTTCGATGCAGATCCTAACGTAATATGGTGGTCCTCAGAGGAAACCATAATTCCATATCGTTCGCCTGTAGACAACAGAGTCCACAGATATTTTGTTGATTTCACTGCAAGAATAAACACAGTTGATAACAAGACTAAGACTATTTTAATTGAAGTCAAACCTGCCAGTCAAACAAAACCACCAGTGATTCAAGAAAGTAAGAAGAAATCTAATAAATACATCAAAGAAGTCATGCGCTGGGGTGTAAACTCTGCAAAGTGGAAAGCAGCCAGAGAATACTGCAAAGATAGAGGTTATGAATTTATTATCATGACAGAACACGAACTCGGATTAAAGTTTTAAATGGCCAGTAAAGAAAATCAAGAGTCTGTTGAGTGGTTTAATGACACTTTGGATGAAGTTACCAAAGACAGAAGAAATACATATCAAAAACGAGTCAGACCTTCAGTTGGTAGTATGTACCTTTACATCTACGATCCAAAGACCAAAGACAAGTTGCCAATATGGGACACTTGCCCTCTAGTATTTCCTATGGAATTTTACGATGACGGTTTTCTAGGTCTAAACATGCATTATCTCACACCATTGGCAAGAAAGAAACTTCTTGATTCATTGAAAAACCTACTACTTAATAATGACAAATATAATTCAACAACAAAGTTAGAAAATTTATCATATATGGTATTGAAAGAATATGGTAATTATTTCTATAAATATCAGGCTTGTATAAAAAGATACCTTTATGGTCATGTTAGAAGCTCATTCTTCCTTATTCACCCAAGTCAATGGGATAAGGTTATTATGTTACCGTTGGCAAGATGGGAAATTAATAGCAAAGTAAACAAATACCCATAGGAATCAAAATGGCTTTTAATATAAACAGATTCGCAACAAATATCAGGGACTTTGGTTATCTTGATAACAACTCATTCGTTGTCATGGTACAAACGCCACCAGTTCTTGCGAACGCATATTTAAGCAATCAAGGCAATCCTACAGCAACTGCTTCCATAGCTCAAAATATGAGCTTCCGTATCGATCAAGTCAGAGCGCCTGGCATCTCATTATCGACCGCTGATATTAACAGATACGGTATTGGTCCAACCCAGAAGCAACCTATAGCGGCACAGTTCCAAGAGATTAACATCTCTATTCTAGGCGATCATTATTGCGAGTTTTGGCAATATTGGTATCAGTGGACAAGAGCAGTATTTCAGTATAATGGTGTTAACGGCCAAGCTCCAAACTACACAGCTGAATATAAAGACCAATTCTCTTCAACCATTGTTATTATGATTTGCGATCAGTTTGGTAATATCATTCAAAAGATAAATCTGTTCGAAGCCTTTCCAACGGCTCTTAGAGAAGTTCCTTTATCTTGGGCTGATACAACCAATCTAATGAAGATCAACGTATCTATTGCATTCACTGAGTATTCTATCGAAGGTTCAAGTATGCAGACTATTAGACCACAACCAACTAATATGTTTACAGGAACACAAAGGGAAACTGTAAGTTCTTAATTAATGGAGTTTTAATATGGCTTTACCGAAAATTGACTATCCAATGTACAGAATTGAAATACCATCGATGAAAAAGGAATTTCAATTTAGACCATTTTTAGTTAAAGAAGAAAAACTGTTGCTTATGTCAAAAGAGAGCGAGAATACTGCTGATATTCTAGCAGCTATTAAACAGATTATCAACAACTGCTCTCTTGATAAAACTTTAGATGTTAATAAGCTGGCACTATTTGATTTAGAATACATCTTCTTGAAGCTGAGATCTTTATCGGTAGATAACGTGATCAAGGTAACATATAAAGATAACGAAGATCAGAAGAAGTATGATTTTGATATCAATCTAGATGATGTTAAAATGGTATATCCAGAGAATGTCGATAACAACATCAAGTTATCTGGAAAATCTGGAATCATTATGAAATACCCAACTGCTGCTCTATATGATGATAAAGACTTCTTATCCTTAGAGAAGGATTATATGTTTGAATTAATCGTTCGATGTATTGATTCGATCTATTATGAAGATGAAGTATATCAGTGTAAAGATTATAAGAAGCAAGAACTTAATGATTTTATAGAAAACCTTAATATCAAGGCATTCGAACAGATTCAAAAGTTTCTATTAAATGTTCCTAAAATGGAATACGTTATCACATATGAAAATTCTTTGGGTAATGAACGAAAGATCGTTCTGAATTCGTTAAATGATTTTTTTACTTGGCGCTGAGTCATACATCGTTGTCTAACTATTATTCAACGATATTTTCAATGGTTCAGCATCATAAATATTCCATAAGTGAAGTTGAAGCGCTAATACCATTCGAAAGAGACATTTATGTACAGATGTTAGTTGATTATTTGAAGGAAGTAGAAGAAGCCAAGAAACAAAAATAAGAAGGTAAACCATGGCTGACACAGAAGAGTTAAGTTATATTCTAAATCAAATGAGAAACTCTATGGAGTTCTCAATTTCTCAAGTCGTGGGTGAATTCCGTCAGGCTGCTATGCAGTCAAACGCTAATATCAGTAGAGTCGTAAAAGACATTTATACTGTATTTAAAAGCCAAAGACAAGATGTAGTTGATTTAGAAAACTCTATAAACGATGTAGCATCTGAAACTCAAGAAATGTCGTCAAAGATTGATAGACTTGGTGTCTACATGCAGGATCTTATCTCTGTAGAAACTAACATTCTAGGTTCTATTAGAGATATGGGAAAGAACATCGTTATCCTTAACGATAGCACCGAATCTCTAAACGAGAACATGAAAGAATCTCTAGGTGAAAAGGGATTACTTGGTGCAATTACCTCTGGTGTTGGTACTCTTTCTAGCGGTCTTTGGGAATTAACTAAAATGGGTATCGGTGCCGGTGCTGTGGTAGGCGGCGCATCTATGCTCGGCGGTGATTCTAATACTAGTAGTTTTAATTGGGGGTCTGGACCAGAAAACGTTAATATGAAAGCCGCAGCCGATGCTATTAAATCGATTGAATCGAAAGGTAGCGGCGGTTATAAAGCACAAAACCCAGGCAGTTCTGCTTCTGGTGCTTATCAATTTATTGACTCAACTTGGCAAAGCGCAGCTGCTGGCGCTGGTATTGGAACTCAATTTAAAAGAGCAGTAGATGCTCCACCAGAAATTCAAGATGCGGTATTTAATGACTACTTCCAAAAACTAATTAAAAAGGAAGGATTGAGAAACGCCGTATTAACTCACTTTCTTGGTCCTAAACATACTATATCCGCAGAAGCACAAAGAAATAATATAACACCAAGTTCTTATCTTTCAAAATTTGAAAGATCGTATAGTGCTGGTTCCTCTACTAATCCATCAGAATCAGCTTCTGCTACTACTCCAAGATCTGATGCTACACCAGCTGCTGTAACCCCTTCTGGTAAAGATTCAGAAAGAATGGAAGGCGCTTCTCCTTTACCATCTGGCGATCTAGTCGCTTTAGGAAAAGCTCTTCAAGGTATGGGAATTAGAGTTTCTGAGCACCCAGCTTTCGGAGGCGTTCATCCAGAGCAACATCATCCTGGATCTGCGCATAACGATGGTATGGCTATGGATATTAACGCTCCTGGTAATATAGTAGAAGCAAGAGATCCTGTATGGGGTCCAAAGTTTGATAAGTTAGCTAAACAATTACAAGCTGCTGGTTATACTGTTCTTTGGAGAGTTAAAGATCACGATAATCATATTCATGCTCAAATAGGCGGTAAAGGTATTAGAGGTGGTGCGTCTGCTATCGGTGGTTTGATGGGAGCATCACCCGATCAAGCACATAGCGAAGCATATAATAAATCCACGTTAACTCCCGGCTCAACGCCAATGACAACAGTACAAACTGTTCCACCGCCTTCTGCTAGTGCTGAAAGAACAGAATCTGGTTCTACTGCTATTTCTAGACCAATGGAACCTGCTGGATCTAATCTACCTATGCAAATTGGAT